TTATTTTTTCAAGGTGCTATATTTTTCAAAATCCTTTTTACTCATTGGTTCATAAGTCAATTTAACCAAAGAAACAAGAGCCGTCGCTTGTCGCAATGCTTCCGCTCGGTCTATCGTTTCGCCGAATTGTTTTTTATACAATTCAATGAAACTGTTTAATTGTTCTTCGGTAAATTTCATATCGGTTTAAATAAAACACTTCGCTCATATTTGCCTTTGGCAAAAGGGATAAAATCCAGCGTGTAGGCGAAATATTCAACTTCGCCGATCCACTCGGATTTGAAAACCTTTTCAAATATCGGTGTTAAGAGAGAAAGAAATTTTTCAACAAATTTTTGAGCCAACCAACCGAGTATTTCAACGGACTGCTTTAAATCCTGCGAACGAAAAAATTTCTTTTTGCCGAATGACCGCTCATCCATTTCTTTGCCGAGATATTTGGAAACATAAGCTCCGACATTATTCACATTGTCTATTTTGTTAAGCTTGATAAATCCTTGCCCCCAAATTTCTTGCAGTTCGCCTATTTCAATAAAGGGCAAATTGCAAAGCAAATGATAATGGACGGCTCCTCGTTTTTGGAATTCAGGAACAGCCAGATATTCAAAATCCGGAAATTTGTAATTCATTCTTAGGATGAATTTGTTGAAGATATAATTTGCGGTTTTCAAGTCGGTGATATTTTCGGCAAAAGTCAAAGTCAAAAATTTATTTAACTGGGGGTTTGAGTTTACCAACCGCCGAATTTCCGTTTTGGTGCGATTGATAGAGAATTGCATTCTTTGTTTTTTTAATTTTTCTTGCTCGAATAAATCTAATTGTTTTGGCTCTTTTGTGAGAATTTCATCTTTTTTATTTTCGTATTCCCGCCAGACATTCTTTTTGTATTTGTAGAGTTCAACTTGCTTGCCCGATACCACGACTTTGAAATCGTAGGTATAAGCCATAACAATTTTTCTTTAGATGTGTGGTTATAATCAAGTTAAGAGAGCGGACGCTATCGCTATCTTTTTTCGTCTAAAATCTCATTTGCAGGACGCCTTTTTTTCGTCGTCGGGCAAGCCGACGAAAAAAAGGCTAAACCTGCCAAACTGATAATTTTTTAGACAGACGAGAGAAAGAACGGCGACTTAAGCGTTTTTGCCACATCAGGTTGCCTTATTGTAGCAACAGCTTATCTTTCATAAATGTAGTATTTTTCAAATCTCCACATTGACAAAAGCAAGCTATCAGTTGCTGTGTCGGCATTGTCCGATATGGCGATAAACGGCCAGCCAGCGGATATTTACTAACCGGCCGTGATTTAATCTTATGAACAAGAAAATCACTTCAAACTGGACAGGCTCGGAAACAACCGAAAGCCTAGTCCGCAAACAAATCTCTAACCGTTGGGGTTCGGAAGAAGCCGAAAGGTATGATCCGAAAGCCAATTGTCTAACCATTAGACAATGGAACAAAAACGGATACAGGGTTAAGAAAGGCGAAACGGCCTTAAAGTCTTATATCGTAATTGAGAAAAAGGACGATAAGGGAACGGTCATCGAAACCTATCCGAAACGGATTAACCTTTTCTATCAGAAACAGGTAGAACAGGTTTAGAGAACAAAGGGGGCGGGTTTAGACCCGCTCCCTTTTTTTGTACGTGTCAGCCGTTCTTTTTTTGCTTGGAGTAAGGCAAGACGCCGGGAGCGTTCGGAATAAGTCCGGAGTTTTCATTGGAAAAATCTTTTTCATATTCCCGATGATAGGGAAATTCGGGATAATCAATGAAATTGACCGCTTCGTGCGTGTTGTAGCACTTTGCTTTGGCTTTGCTGAAAAGAAAGAATCTTCGCTTTACGGCTTTTCTTCTCGTGTTATCGTCTTTCAAATCTTGCAGTTCGAAATATGAAGTCATAAAAATGGTGCGAAAAATATTTCTTATCTCGACAAAATGCTGTCCCAAATCCCGAATTCTTTTGTCGATATTGCTGGTATGCTGAACGCCTGCCCAAATGTCCAAAGGAATAATTTGCCCGTTATCATCCTTTTTAACATCGTGTCTATGGGCGGAAAATTTCTGCTTTGCGGACGGTGGCATTTCTTGCCATTCCCGGCTGTCGAAATACCCCTGCGCTTCATCAATGAAAATTTGCCCGCCTTTGATGTGTAGCAGTTCGGGTATTTCCGACCAGAAATAAACATTGCCAATTTTTTCTTTGTCCCATTTTTTCTTTTCTATGTAATCGGAAAAATCCAGTTTCCAGTTGGCGTAAACATCGAAGCCTTGCCTCAACATTTCCAAAGCCTTGTAAGTCATAAACAAGGTTTTGCCAGCCCCGGGTTTTCCGGTGATAATGGTAATCATAAGTTTAGCCTCGGAAGAATACCGCCACTTTCATAATCAGTTTTATCAAAAGCAAAGTAAGCTCGATAAATATCACAATCATGAGAATCTTGAATAAGGTTGAAACCGGAAATATTAGATTGAGCTTGTAGAAAGTCGGTTTAACGGAAGCGAAAGCGGAATTGACCGAAGCGATAATAACATTTTCCGGATCTGCGTCGGGCAGAATGGAAAATATTTTTATTAAGATTGTTTCAACGAAGTTAAGCATATTTTTATTCGTCTTTACCAAATAAGCCGTTTATTCTCATCACCACATATAGGGCAAAGACAAGCCAAAGGAAAGCGGTGATGTATGGACGCAATCCGCTTGCAAAATTCTTGACATTCGGGTCGCTTCCTTTGAAAATCGGCACATTCAGATTGTATTGGCCGTCGCCAGAAACGGATTTGAATGTAATATCCAAAGCGTCATCGGAGCTGTCGGGAATGCTTCCGTTAAACAGAGAATAGAAACCGTCATAAAAAGCGAAATAATAGTTAAACACAACTTTCTTTTTTAGCTTCTCAACCAAACGGGGGAACAAGTAGCGGTATTCATCCGGATTGATAATCAAATCCAAGTCGGACACAAACAAGCCAAAAGGATATTGCCTTACCAGATTGCCGTTGTTTATAAGTTGGACGACATAGTGAATCGGTGAACTGCTAGCCGTTAAATTGACGGTGTAATTGTTCGTGTCCGCCATTTCATACAAGGCTTTGTTGTGATAACTGTCATTCAAGAGATTTCCGTTTTCGTCGTATTGTTTCATATTGAAAACAAGAAACGGCGAAAGCGGGTGCGGATAGACAAAAGAAAAGGACATATCGACGGCTGAACTGCCCAAAGGCAAAGTCAAAGCGGGCATATCGAAAACCGGCGAAACTATTTCAATATCGTAATCATCGTAATAGTCGTAATTGAAATACCAGTCATCAGGATAGCCCTCTATTACTTCGAAGCCGTCTATTTCTATAACATCCATTAAATCGTCATAATCAACGCAATCACCGGCGACACTATTTTTGTCCACCGCCACCACCCAATCAGTGATACCGCTATAATAAAAATCAGCGGAAAATTGATTGTTGACACAATCAACGGTGTATTCCAAATTGGAAAAATCAGAGCAATCGTTGGTAAAGGCGATTTGGTCGCTTGCGTTGGTGACGCAGGTGCCGGACACGGTTATCCAAGTTTCCTTAATTCGAGGCTCGTTGTTTTCCGGGGAAGTGATTTTGAAGACAGGGGCTTCTTCGTAATACAATTTGAAAGAAGTGTCCCTGTTCGGCGGGTCGGCGTAAACCCCAATCATCATTCCGCCAGCATAAGGATTGCCTAAGTCGCAACAATAATTATGGAATCGACAACTTTCGGTATTGTAGTAGAAATAATATGCCTGATTGGTGTTTACACTTACTGGTGCGTCAAAACTGAATTTTACCCAATTACGATAACCGGCGTCTGTGTTCGGATAAGTGTTTTGGTATGGCAGAGAATTGCTATTTACATAAGCAATCGCCATAACATCGGAGCAATTTATATCCGAACATAATTTCAATGACACATTTCCGCAGTTAATGCCCGAACCGCCGAAAGCGTAAAGTTTTACCTCTATCGCCGAAATGTTATTGTTCGCCGGTATAAACGAATTTCCAATTTGACTTCCGGTTCCGTTCAAATTGCAACCCGCCCAATATCCGCAAGCCTCCACGGTCATCGACAAAGTATCGGCCTTGGCGTTCTTGGCAACGAACAAGAGTAAAAGCAAAAATATTATGTTAATTAGTTTTTTCATAGTCGTTGTAATAAGAGAGGGGGCTAACCCAATTAAGGACTAGCCCCCTTGAGCCTACTTCATGAAGCGTCTGGCCAACTTCCACACAAAACCGATTGAGAAGATGATGACACCCACAATCACGATGTTGGTGATGTTAGAGGTGATAACACCCGTCACATTTTCTTTCATCGTGGTGACTACCGTGCCGGTAGTCGAGGCAACATCAGCGTCAACGGCGGCGAAAGCGTTGGAGCCGAGAGCTAAAATTCCGCCTAAAACAGCGAGTGAAAGCGCGGTGATTTTAGCTTTGCTTTTAGCAAACAGGCTTTTGATTTTTGCAATCATACATTTAACCTTTTAATTTTTTAGCGAATAACACTAGTATGCCGACCACTGTCCCAAGAATTATTCCCAACACCAAACCTTTCCCGAACACTTCCGCAATAAGCTGGAAGTTGTCCGTGTAGCAGGAATTGGCGTTGATTATAAAGTTAGAACACATACTATTTGCCCGAGATTATCGCCAAAAGAATGCTCAAAATCACATACACGGCTAACGGCAGAATTAAAGACATCCCGAAGCCGAAGAAAATGTTGTTTACGAAGCCGGCCATATTAAGACTTGAAAATAATTAAGAGAATGATGATAGCCAATAACCCGAAAAGGATAGCGAACGAAACAGTAAGCATTTGACTAAAAAAATTTATTAAATCCAATGCTTTGTTTGTTAAACTAAATACTCCGTTTGGGTCTTCAACTAAAAATCTCATAATTATTTTTTATTAGGGATGTAAAAATCCGTAAAAGCCTTTTTTCGCTTGCCGTCTTGGATATAGTAAGGGAAGACAGCGACCTCGACGGTTATTGTTTCGCCTTGCTTGCCGACTTTCAGATCGACATCGGAAACATTAACCTTGACGGGATAGACGCTTCCTTGAGGCTCGATGAAAAGCGATTTGCTTTTGCCTTGGGTTCCGTCTTTTCTTGTGAATTCTCTTATTTCCTCCTTTTTAAGGATTCCGGTTAGCTTGAACATAATTTTTTTGGCTTTATTGTTTATTAGCTTCGCAATCGACCTTTAGTTTGCGAATTATGTTTCAAGCATATAAAAGTGCGTTTACCCAAAATTACGGGGAAGATTTGGGGTAAAACAAAAAAGCCCCGAAAATTCGGGACTTTATCGTTTTATTTTGGGGTAAACTAGAGGTATTTTTTATTGACGGAAACTTTGCCTTTGCGTCCGGTGTTGAATAACAGAAAGTCTTTTATCAGCTCATTTGTTTGATTAAGTATTTTGTCGTTGATGTCTTGGCAGGCTCGAAAATATGTTCGCCAGTTGTTTTTTCTTTCCTTGTAATCAAGCTCGTTGAATTCGTCCTCGGCAATTTCGGAAAAGAAAAAATCGTCTTTTAAATTCTTTTTATTATCTATAAAAATGTATTTTAAAATTTTGTGGGCGTTGGTAATTTTATCCTGCCGGTTGATAAGCACCTTTTGGTCTTTGATGTATAAAACGCTTTTCTTCTCGTCAAACCAAGTCTTGCCGTCTTTCTTTTCCTCGCAGAGAAAGCATTTTTGGTCGAGCTGGTCAAAAACATTGCTGTTTATAACCTTGAAAGAAAGCTCAAGCATTTCGTTGGAGTAGGGCTTTGAATACAACCGGCTCAAGTTGTCAAAATTGCCTTTTTCGCAAATCTTGCATTCCTTGATTTTTTTCATTTTTCCGTGTATCACTTCCAAATTAGAGTAATACATCCAAAAATCATTGGTGTAGATAACTTCGCCTTTGACATCCAAAAATTCTTCCTCGTCCATTCCGTCTTTATGCATTTTGCCCATTATTTTGGCGGTGTCGTCGAACATCTTTTGCAGTATTTCTTGAGTGAGAGGGTCTTTGTTTAAGAGGCAAATATACCTATATACAATCACGAACCGCTGAAAAATATTCCGCTCGATACAAAACAGCCTGGTTAATTCCAGCATTTTTTGCTTGATTTTGCGGGCGGTTGATTGCATATTGTCGAAACGCTTTACTTTTTTGGCAAAATAAAAAAAGAGTGGGCATAAAGGGTTTAATAATATTACTTCAAATTCCGGATGATTTTAACAACCACGCCCCTTATTTCCGCCTCTTTTCTGTAAATTGGCTCGTATTTCGGATTGGCAGGTTGCAATCTTATTTTATCATTTTCTATATAAATTTTTTTTAAAGTGGCTTCGTTGTCGTCTATAATAGCGACAACCGTGTCGCCGTTGTCGGCTACGGACTGCTTTTTGGCGATAATAATATCGCCGTCAAATATTCCCTCATCAATCATAGAATCGCCCTCGACTTTCAAGGCGTATAAATTGCCTTTCAATGACGGCTCCCGAACGACTTTGATAAATTCGTCCACCGTTTCTACGGCTTCGATCGGGCTACCCGCCCGAATTAAGCCGGAAAGCGGTATTTCCATATATTGCTTTTTCTTTGGGGTTAAGGAAATTCCTCGAGGACTTTTGTCATCCCGTCTTATATATCCCTTGTTTACCAGTTCCGTGATATGCTCGTGAACCGTTGAAAGGGCTGACAAGCCGAAATTATCCTTGATTTCGTCGTAGGTCGGGGAATAGCGGTTGTCGTCGATATATGAGGAAATATACTCTAAAATTTCCTTTTGTCTTTTCGTTAAGGGGTTCAT